CACGAGAGCGGTCAGACGAGAAGAGTATGTATTAAAAAAGCTTACTGAAGAAGTGGAACAAGGCGATCAGGCAAGTAATAGATTAAAGGCACTTCATTTACTAGGACAGACAGTTGCAATGTTTGGGAACAAGTTAGAAGTAGAGACTAAACAAGCTGACAGAAGTTCTGAAGAAGTTGCTGAAGATTTAAAAGATAAGTTACAAAAGTTGCTAGGTGATTAGTCTAGAAGTTTGTATAATTTCGCCTCCCCTAAAAGTTAATTTCGACTTCTAGCTACCCCACCCTAGCCCTACCCCCCGTTATGTGGTCGCCCCCTCGCCACGCCACGTAGTTTATGTTGCACACTAAAATTAAAAATTCTGTCAAGAGGGGGTCACCCCTAATATTTTTCTAGAATCTAATGCCCCCACATGCCCATATATGTAAAAACCAATAAAAAAAGTAAAAAAAAATTGATTTAGGGGGTTCCCTACTAGTTTATACTAGTATATATGTTTATTTATACTAGTATAACATTACTAGTTATAACTAGTATTATATAACTAGTTGGGATTTTTCGATTGACAGACAACGTTATAAATCTAGACGACTTTAGAAAACAAAATATTTTCTCAGAAGAGGTTGAGGGAGATTACCCTGAGCTGGAAGAGCCTGTTGTTATTGGATGGGTAACTGATGAGAATGGTGACAGGTCTTTGCACGTTGTTTCTGCTGTTAATACAGTATCTTGCCTTTGGATGATAGACTTGGCAAGAGAGATAGTGGAGAGCAGGCCAAGTGAACACATAAACGAAAATGAATGATCTATCTAAAATATTGAAATCGGCATCTAAGAAGTTAGATCAGTTTTCTCCAGAGAAACAAAAAGAGATTTTAGCTTTAGTTGACGAGCTTAGCGAAATTCAGGAAAAGGAACAGGCACGAAAAGAGTTTCTGCCTTTTGTTAATTTGATGTGGCCTTCATTTATTCATGGGAGGCACCATGAGATTATGGCAGAGGCATTTGAAAGGGTAGCCCGGGGCGAATTAAAAAGATTGATAATTAATATGCCACCCCGTCACACCAAGTCAGAGTTTGCCAGTTATTTATTTCCTGCATGGTTCTTGGGAATGTATCCAGAGAAGAAAGTTATCCAGACAGCACACACTGCAGAGCTGTCAGTGGGCTTTGGTCGTAAGGTTCGTAACCTAATACAGAACGAAGACTTCCAAAATGTATTTCCCGGCATAGAATTATCTACAGACAGTAAAGCGGCAGGTAGATGGAACACAAATAAGCGTGGTGATTACTTCGCTATAGGTGTTGGAGGTGCTGTTACAGGTAAAGGTGCTGATATTCTTATCATTGATGACCCACATTCAGAGCAAGAAGCCACAATGGGTGAGTATAATCCTGAAGTTTATAACAAAGTTTACGAATGGTACACTTCTGGACCTCGTCAGAGACTGCAACCGGGTGGTGCAATCATACTTGTGATGACAAGATGGTCAAAAAGAGACCTAACAGGGCAAATAATTACAAAATCTACCGAAAGAGAAGGCTCAAATGAGTGGGAAGTCATACAATTACCTGCAATTATGCCTTCAGGCAAGCCATTATGGCCTGAATTTTGGAGCGGTACAGAATTAGACGCCCTAAAAGCTGAATTACCTGTATCAAAGTGGAATGCACAGTACCAACAGGACCCTACATCGGAAGAAGGTGCTTTAATCAAGCGTGAATGGTGGCAGGAGTGGGAAGGAAAAGATTTACCCCCATGTGACTCCATAATCCAATCATGGGACACAGCCTTCTTAAAAACGCAAAGAGCGGATTATAGTGCTTGCACAACGTGGGGCATCTTTCACCACCCTGATGATGACGGAAATGAGATACCTAACCTGATATTGATAGATTCCTACAAAGAAAAGCTGGAGTTTCCTGAATTAAAACGTGCAGCCTATGATAAATACTGGGAATTTGAGCCAGATCAGATGATTGTTGAGGCAAAAGCAGCAGGCTCACCCTTGATTTTTGAGCTTCGTGCTATGGGAATACCAGTTACAGAGTTTACACCAAGCCGTGGACAGGATAAGATAGCTAGGGTAAACGGTGTTACTGATCTGTTTGCAAGTGGCGTAGTTTGGTATCCACCTACAAGATGGGCGGAAGAAGTTATTGAAGAATGTGCAGCGTTTCCAGCAGGAGACCATGATGACTTGGTTGACTCAACTACACAAGCGCTGTTAAGATTCAGGCAAGGTGGTTGGATAAGAACAACTATGGATGACTGGGATGACGAACCCAAATACAGAAGACCAGTTGAATATTACTAGAGGAAATTAGAATGGCTATTGAAAAACCTATGATTCCATTTACTGCTGACGATGATGTTATTGATGAAGATATAAATGTAGAAATAGTAAATCCTGAAGAGGTTACAGCCAAAAACCCTGATGCTGTTTCAGTGGAAACAGAAGATGGAGGAATGATAATAGATTTTACTGGAGAGCAGGTGGATGAAATTACAGGAGGTGACTTTGACAGAAACCTTGCAGAAGAAATAGATGAAGGTGATTTGCAGTCTATGGCTAGTGAGTTACTTGGTAATTTTCAAACAGATCAACAATCAAGAAGTGAATGGGCAAAGAGTTACGTTAAGGGTTTAGATTTACTTGGACTGAAGATAGAAGAAAGACAGCAGCCTTGGGCTGGTTCATCAGGGGTGTTTCACCCAATACTCACAGAATCAATAGTTAGATTTCAAGCACAGGCTATGGGAGAGATATATCCTGCTTCTGGTCCAGTAAGAACTAAGATACTTGGTAAGATGTCTGTAGAAAAAACAGAGCAGGCTCTTAGAGTTGAAAATGAAATGAATTATCTTCTTACTGAAGAGATGACAGAATACCGTGACGAAACAGAACAGATGTTATTTAAGCTTCCATTAGCTGGTTCAGCTTTTAAGAAAGTTTATTATGACCCAATCATGGAAAGACCTTGTGCAATGTTTGTACCTGCAGAGGACTTTGTTGTTTCATATGGCGCATCTGATCTTATGACATGTGAAAGATACACACATGTAATGAAAAAATCATACAACGATATCGCAAAGTTGATGAATAATGGCTTTTATCGTGACATAGAGTTACCAGAGCCACAGCCAGATTTCTCAGATATACAGGAAAAATATGACGAACTAGAGGGTGAATCTGCAACTATTGAAGATGATGACAGGCATACACTCCTTGAGATGCATGTGGAAATGGAAATGCCAGAACCGTTTGAGGAAGAAGACGGTATAGCCAAGCCTTATGTAATCACAATAGATAAATCGTCAAAAGAGATATTATCCATAAGAAGGAACTACTACGAAGATGATAAAAAGAAAAGAAAGAGACAGTACTTTGTCCACTACAGGTACCTCCCCGGGTTGGGCTTTTACGGTACAGGACTTATACACCTCATCGGAGGACTTGCAAAAAGTGCAACCTCAATTCTCAGACAACTTATCGATGCCGGTACGTTGTCGAATCTGCCTGCTGGTCTTAAAGCTAGGGGTCTTCGTATCAAAGGGGATGATTCGCCTCTCATGCCGGGTGAATTCCGTGACGTTGATGTCCCGGGTGGTGCGATCCGTGATGCTATTACTTTCATTCCTTACAAAGAGCCGTCATCAGTATTGTACCAATTACTTGGAAATATCGTTGACGAAGGAAGAAGAATAGGATCAGTAGCCGATATACAGGTTGGGGACATCAACGCCCAAGCACCTGTTGGGACAACTCTTGCTTTAATGGAAAGATCAATGAAAGTTATGTCTGGTGTACAAGCTAGACTTCATGCAGCATTAAAGAATGAGTTAAGATTACTTGCTAATGTTATCAAGGATTACATGGATGATACATATGCTTATGAGATGGAAGGAGACTTTTCTAGAACAAAAGACTTTGACGATCGCATAGATGTAATACCAGTATCTGATCCTAATGCAGCAACAATGTCACAAAGAGTTATGCAGTATCAAGCAGCTCTACAGCTTGCACAGCAAGCTCCACAACTTTACGACATGGGTAAACTTCATAGACAAATGCTTGAAGTTCTAGGAATACAAGACGCAAGTTCTATTATAAAATTACAAGATGATATTAAACCTGCAGACCCAGTAACAGAAAACATGGCAATGTTAAAACAAGAGCCAGTAAAAGCATTTAAATATCAAGATCACGAAGCTCATATAAGAGTTCATATGGCAGCTGCTAATGATCCAAAGATAAAAGAAATTGTAGGGCAGTCACCATTTGCAGGGGCAATACAAGCAGCTTTATCCGCACACATAACAGAGCATGTGGCATTTCAATATAGAAAAGAGATAGAGAAGAATCTTGGTGTTTCTATGCCTAATCAAGAAAAACCATTACCAGAAGATGCGGAAGAAGAGTTGTCAAGAATAACTGCAGAAGCAGCAGAAAAGTTATTGAAATCCAATACAGCTGAAGCTCAACAGGCACAGGCACAAAGACAACAAGAAGACCCATTAACTCAAATTCAACAAAGAGAGCTTGCCATAAAAGAACAAGAGCTTGAACATAAGAAACAAATGGACATGGCTAAATTAGAATTGGAAGCTCAGAAAGCGATGATGAATGATAAAAATCAAACCGAAAGACTGGAGTCTGAAAACAAAAGAGAAGGTGCGAGACTTGGTGTTGCCCTTACAAAAAATTCTTCAGACGCTCAAATTCAATCTCAAAAGATTAAAAATGAAGCTGTCGCAGAAGGTACGAAGCTTGCTGTAGATATAGCAAAAGATTTAGCAAATGAGTAAAAATGAAACTATATACACGCACATAATTAAAAAAGTTCAAGAAGAAATGAATATTGTATCTAATTATCTTACTTCTGGTAGACCAAAAAACTTTGAGGAATATCAAAGACTTGTAGGTAAAATAGAAGGAATGTCAATTTCAATAGAATTACTACAGGAAGCTGAAAAGAGATTTATTGAAGATTAGGGGTTTTCAAATAGTCAACACCTGTGTATATTTAAAGTAACGATATTTCAGACGATAGAGTCTGCAAGGTGACTGTGAACCTAAATCACTGCAAAAAGGACCAGAGATGTACTCTGCAGAAAAAATAGAACTAGACGAAGAAACTACTCGTAAACTACCTGAACCACAGGGTTACAAACTATTAATAGCAATACCAAAGTTAGAAGAAAAAACTAGCGGTGGTGTTATTATTCCAGACAAGTTAAAAGGGATGGAGCAAACAGCCTCTATTATAGGATTGGTTATAGCTTTGGGAAAAGCTGCATATAATGATGCAGACAAGTTTCCAGACGGACCGTACTGTAAAGAAGGTGATTTTGTAATATTCAGATCATATTCTGGAACAAGGTTTAAACTCAGAGGTGAAGAATTTAGATTGATCAATGACGATACAGTTGAAGCTGTTGTTGATGATCCTAGAGAATATACGAGGGTGTAATGGAAAATACAGCAGAAAAAATAGAACAAGAAATTGATATGTCTAACGATCCTATAGAAATAGAAGAGATCAATGACACACCAGAAGCAGACAGAAAGCCTAAGAGAGCAGAAAACGTAGAGCCTCAAATACCAGATGATGATGAGGTATCTAAGTACTCAGGCGATGTGCAAAAAAGAATTAAACAGCTTAAATATGAGTATCATGAGGAAAGACGGCAGAAAGAAGAAGCTGCCAGAACTAAAGAAGAAGCAATTAGTGCGGCTTCTAAGCTCATGGAAGAAAATAAAAAGTTAAGAAAAACCCTTGATGATGGCGAGGGTGTTTTAGTTGAGCAGGCTAAAAGCAGAGTTCAAGCTCAGTTAGATCAGGCTAAGCATAAATATAAAGAAGCATATGAGGCAGGCGACCCTGATAAGTTAGTTGAAGCACAAGAAGAATTAAGTGCAGTACAAAACGAAAAGTTCAGAGTAGAAAACTATAAGCCTCCTGTAAGAGCAGAAGAGCCTGATGTGTCTCCTCCACTCAATCAGGCTCCTGCACAACCGCAAGTGCAAGCGCCTACTGGAAGAGACAAAGAATGGCTTGATTCTAATAGTGACTGGTTTCAAAAAGAGGGTCATGAGGATATGACAGGTTTCGCAATGGGCGTACACCAGAAACTAGTTAAAGCAGGAATTAATCCTAAACTAGATACAGAAGAATATTTTAAAAGAATTGATGATGCTATGGGAAAAGCTTTCCCAGATCATTTCCAAGACAAGCAGAATGTTGAGACAGAAGAGGTAGAAGCACCTCAACGACCTGCTGGTAACGTGGTTGCCCCTGTTAATCGAAGTGCAAAAAAACCACGCAAAGTGCAGCTAACCTCCACCCAGATAGGACTCGCTAAACGTCTGGGAGTTACACCTGAACAATATGCAGCGCAACTATTGAAGGAGTCAATATAATGGCTAATCGTGACCCACGCACACTTGATACAAGAGACACATCAGAACGTAAGGTAACTTGGAAACGAGCTAATGCTTTACCAGACCCCGATCCACAAGAGGGAGTAGAATTCCGTTGGATTCGCACATCAACACTTGGTCAATCTGATATGACAAATGTTTCAGCTAAATATCGTGAAGGTTGGGAGCCAGTTAAACTGGAAGATCATCCAGAGCTTAAAATTATGCCCGATGTAGACTCCAAATTTAAGGGTAATGTAGAGGTTGGGGGACTGTTACTTTGCAGGAACTCAAAGGAAAACATGGATGCTCGAAGGGAATATCATCAACAAAAAACTGCTAGTCAAATGGCAGCCGTTGATAATAATTACATGAGAGAGTCCGATCCACGTATGCCAGTACTCAGACCAGAGAAAAGCACACGCAAATAAGATTTTTAAATTTAACTTTTTTAAATGAAGGAGACAGTATATGTCCGCAACAGCAGCTCCTTTCGGTTTAAGACCAGTTGGAAATCTTGGTGGAACTTACAATAGTTCTTTTCGTCAATATCCAATACTGAGTTCTGAATCAACAAGGATATGTTTCGGTGATGTTGTTAAGTTAACAGACGCCGGAAGCACTACCACTATCCAAAAAGATACTGGTACTACATCAGCTACACCCATTGGTATTTTCATGGGTTGTCGTTATACAGATATTAGCACAGGTCAAACACAATTCAGCCAAATTTGGTCAGGCACAGCCCACACCAATGGCATGGTTTATGTTGCTGACGATCCAAACATTTTGTTTGAGATTCAAGCAGATGGCACTGTTAATGATGATGACATTGCAGCTAACGCAGCTTTAGTGCAAGGAACATCAAATGCAACTTTAGGTATTTCTAGAGTATCATTAGATATAAGCACTGCAGCAACTACAGCGGCTTTACCAATTAGAATTGTTGATTTCAGAGGTGGATTTGACGGTGATGAGAAAGGTACAGCTTTTCCTATAATGGTTTGTAAGTTTAATACAGGTCATCAACTTGGTATCGGTGTCGTTTCTGGCAACGCTCCATCAGCAGCTTAATAGGGAGATTGAACTATGGCTATTTCAAGAGCGCAACTCCTTAAAGAGTTGTTACCGGGTCTAAACGCCCTTTTCGGTCTAGAGTACCAAAAGTACGAAGACGAACATGCAGAAATCTATGACGTTGAAAATTCAGAGCGTAGCTTTGAAGAAGAAGTCAAATTGTCAGGATTTGGTGCAGCACCAATCAAGCAAGAGGGCGCAGCTATATCTTATGATACAGCTCAAGAGTCTTTCACTGCTAGATATAACCATGAAACTGTTGCAATGGGTTTCTCTATCACTGAAGAAGCGATGGAAGATAACTTGTATGACTCACTATCAGCGAGATATACAAAAGCATTAGCAAGAGCTATGGCTTATACTAAGCAAACAAAGGCAGCTTCATTGCTTAATACAGGTTTTGATACATTTACTAGTGGAGACGGGGAGTTCTTGTTTGATACAGATCACCCAACTGTTTCTGGTGGTAATAATAAAAACAGACCTACATCTGGCGCTGACTTGAATGAAACTTCATTAGAGCAAGCAGTTATTGATATCGCAGCTTTCGTAGACGAAAGAGGCTTATTAATTGCAGCTAGACCTAGAAAGTTAATCATTCCACCGGCATTAATGTTTGTTGCTACAAGAATTCTACAATCAGAATTAAGAGTAGCGACTGCAGACAATGACACAAATGCATTAAGATCAAATGGGTCAATACCAGAAGGCTACACTGTTAATCACTATTTAACAGATACAGATGCTTTCTTCTTGACTACAGATGTTCCTAATGGAATGAAGATGTTCGTAAGAACACCTATGTCAACTGCAATGGATGGAGATTTCAACACAGGTAATGTAAGATACAAAGCCCGTGAGAGATATTCATTTGGCGTATCAGATCCACTAGGAATCTACGGATCACCGGGTGCATAAATAAAATAATATAGAGGGGCGTAAATCGCCCCTTTACTTTTTCCCTTAACAGTTACATGGTGTAACTGACACTTGCCAAGATAAGGAGATTTACATGGCTAATACAACTTTTAACGGAGCAGTCCGTTCCGAAGGTGGATTTACATCCATATCTAAAAATGGCACAAGCGGTGCTATTACAACCCTCTCAAGCATTAACTCAAGCGGTGTGTCATCATTTGATGCAAACACACTTTCTGTAGAAGCAGGAACAGGTATTACAACTGGTACTGGAACTATATATAGAACTGCAGTTCAAAGAGTTGGTGGCATTATCACAACAAGAATTTTAATTGACCTAACAGGTTTAAGATCAACAGGCTCTGGTGACATCATTGGTGTTAACGGAACGGCATTGGTTTGTCATATTGGTCAGATAACTGCTGCTCAAAATGGTACAATCTTAACAGGTAGTATGGAATGTTTTGAAGCACCAGCTGGTGGTGATCCAGACATTAACATACACTCTGCAACAGAAGGTACTGGTGTAGAA